GTAATTGAATTTCCAACTTTGTGGCATATTATGTGTAAGAAAGAAAACCATAGAGGGCAAGCAGCACACCCTGCACCGCATAATACTATGTACACAACTGTATTCGGACAAACTCCCAGTCGTGTTGTAATTGCAGATGGATCATTTCTTGCTATTCACTTACCAACAATCTTAAAGACAGCTTGGAAATTTAATGAAAACTACAACTTTCATCATTATGATATTGCAAGTTGTATTGATGCACACAAGATGGGTTTAAAAGTAGGTGTATACCCAATTTATATTATTCATAATTCCCCGGGACTAAAAGGTGGTGTGTTTGAACCCAATTGGTTGAAGAGTAACAACACCTTTCTTGCTGAATATGCATCCAGGAAATAAGATAACATAAATTATGTCAAAAATTGATTTGGATCACTTCGAAAAAATCTTTATGTATAAGTGCATAACAGATGAAGAGTACTTTACAACGATCGTAGATGTAACCAATGTAGATTACCTTAAGTATAGTGAGAACAAAGTAATTTTTAATATTATTAAGGACTTCTTTAGTAAGCGAAGTGCTTTACCGACCTTAACAGAGCTAAAAACTTACATTATAACTAAGGATGAAATTGGTGCTTTTAAATTTATTCTTAATATAGTGCAGAATCTTGATAAGACCTTTAATAAAGATGAATTGATTGAAAACACTGAACGTTTCTTAAAAGAGCGTGCTGTGTATAATACTATTCTAGAGGTTGCTGATAGTATTCATACAGGGGAATTCGATACATCATTAATTCTGGATAAATTCGAGAAGAATTGCAATATTAGTTTAATCTCAGACTCAGGGATTGAGATTTACAGTAATATTGATAATGTTATTGCAGATCTCAATAATGCAGAGCCCGTTATTGCGAGTAAATGGAAATGGCTTGATGATAAACTAGATGGTGGCTTTTTGCAGAATGGTCGAGGGTTATATATTTTTGCAGGGCAGACAAATATTGGAAAAAGTATTGTCTTGGGTAATATTGCAAAAAATATCGCTGAAACTGGTAAGACTGTTCTTTTAATTACCCTTGAAATGTCAGAGATGATGTATGCAAGGCGTATTTGCTCTTCAGTATCTAAAATTCCAATTAGAGAGCTAAGAACCAATTGCAGATTATTAAAAGAAACAATTACTGACATTAAAACTAAAAATCCTAAAGGTCGTATTTTTATTAAAGAGTTCCCACCAAGCTTAATTACACCAAATCAATTATCTGCATTTATTAAAAAGCTAAAGAGTAAAGGTATTAATATTGATGCAATTGTATTAGATTACTTAAATTTATTAAACTCACCGGTTGGGAGTAATTCATATGAAAGGGTTAAATATTTATCTGAACAGGTAAGAGCACTGACGTATGTATTTAGTTGCCCTATTATTACAGCAACCCAAATTAATCGCTCTGAATACGATGTAGGGGAGCCATCATTAAAGTCATTAAGTGAAAGTTATGGTATGGGAGCAACAGCTGATTTTATTGCGGGTGTATATCAACAAGATGAAGACTCGGAAAACGGTATTATTCGAATGGGTATTATGAAAAATCGATTTGGTCCTAATTTTGGCAATAATGCATTCTCAATTGATTATTCTACACTAACTATTATAGAAGATGAGGAATTAAACTCATTAACTACTGAAGCAGAAGATAGTCTGAATACTTTAAATTTATTACAAGATTGAATTTTATGACAATTAAACTAAATAAAGCAGACAACTAAATGAGCAACCAATCAAATAAAATTGTAATATGGACTGATGTAGATATGGATGGTGCAGCTTCATACCTAACCTTATCGTGGTATCTTGGCCAGAGATATGAAGTTCATACAACTACGGTTAAAAACTTCCGTGAAAGATTCTTAAATTGGCAGAATAAAAATAATATTAAACATTATAAAGATGTATACATACTTGATTTAGATGTATCGAATGATTATGATATTATAGATCAAAAAAATATAACGATTATTGATCATCACAGTACTCACATTAATACCAAGCATGTATATGTTAATGCTACTACAATTATTGAAGAGTGTGAGTCGTGCTGTAAATTAATTTTAAAGCACTTTAAGTTTGCAAAAACGTTAACCCGTGAACAGCTCCGATTAATTGCAATTGTTAATGACTATGATTGCTATAAACTGCAATTACCAGAATCAAATGATTTGAACAATATTTTTTGGTATGGAACCGGCAACAAATTACAAAAATTCTGTGATGAATTTAATGCTGGTTTTAGTAAATTCTCGGACTTTAATTTAAATATTATTTCTCTTCACAATAAAAGACTCAAGAACTTAATTGAAACGCTAGAAGTATATAATACTCAGATAAACAAAGATAATCAGTTCTACAATGTTTATAGTGCATTCGCTGAGGTATCTATCAATGAGGTATCAGATTATTTAATGACCAAATATAATGCAGACATTGCTATTATAGTTAATCTATCTAGTAAAGCAGTTAGCTTTAGGCGAAAAGCAGGTTGTCCGGTAAACATGGGAGTATTAGCGAGAAAATTATGTGATGGGGGTGGACATGAAGCTGCTGGCGGCGGAAAAATTACCGAAATCTTTTCAACGTTCAGTAAAACATTTAAACCTATAACCACATGATTGCAGATTACCAAACATTAGAAGAAAAAGAACAAGATCATAACTTTTTAAGTTATTGTTCTTTAATTTGTATTCTTTGCCGAAAGAAATTAAATTTACCTAATGTTTTTCTGCATACTTTACAAAGCGATCAATTTAAATATATTTTTAAGACTAATCTATGTATTGATACAGATTTTGAATTAGTACGTATATTTTTAACTTATGATTCGACCTTAAGTAAGAGTAAGTATATATCTAAATTTTTCAATTCAAAAGAAGGAAAATAGATATTATTGGGAATAATGCTAACTGACTTCGAAAAACACATTTACAACACATACTTGAAAATTAGTAGGGTGCAGAACGATAAACCGTACAAATTACGAATTAATTTTGATAATTTTAATGCAGAGGATGCAAATAGTCTTAACAAAATTTCTCGTCTGCTAATTAAATTTAAAAATATTAATTTAGTTGAATTTATTCAAGCCCCATATACAATTTATAATGATAAAGAGTTCAATTTAAAGTTCTATACATCACAAAAAGCACTAAAATCATATACATTATTTCAAGACAAATTAAAACTAACTAATCCAGATTTAATACTACAAAAACTAAAAGATTCATTAATTTATATAAGAGATTTTTGCAATGAGCAAAATATTAATATTGATGAATACATAAACCACAAAACCAATAATATATCAAGTTACCTACTACACTTAAAAGAGCACAAAATAACAATACACAATTTATTTGAACTTAAAAATTTCCAACAATCTATGAAACAACAAGACAAACAAGTACTAGCGTTCATGTTCGGTGAACGATTCGAATACGACAACAATACATCATATGTAATGTATTTAAAGTCCACACAAGCAAAGCAATTAATTCGTGCAGGCAATGAGTTAATTAAAGAGAAATCAAAAATTTAATTTAACGGAAACCGCTTATAATACTAATATGATTACAAAAACAATGTTCCAGTCAATTCGCGATGCCCTTAACAAAGACGATAGTGGTGGTGGTGCTACGACTTATAAAGAAGTTCTTAAGCTTGAGCCCGGTAATACCTATACTGTACGGATTCTGCCTAATAGCTTAGATCCAGTAAAGACCTTTTTTCATTACTTTGTTCATGGTTGGACTTCATTTGCTACGGGTCAATATGTATCAGCTTTGTCTTTGCAAACGTTTAATGAACGGGATCCAATTGCAGAAGAGCGATTTAAGTTACTTCGAGTCGGAACTGATGATGAGAAGTCGAAGGTTGAAAGCGTTAAACGAGCTGAAAAATGGCTAGTTAATGTGTATGTAATTGATGATCCTACGAATCCAGAGAATAAAGGTAAGGTAAAAATCCTTCGCTATGGTCGGCAGCTTCATAAGATTATCGAAGCAGCTGTAAATGGTGAAGATGTTGAAGAGTTTGGTCATCGAGTATTTGATCTTTCAGCAGAAGGATGCAGCTTAAAGATTAAGTGCGAGACTCAAGGTGATTACCCAACTTACGTAAGTAGCCGATTTGCCTCTGCATCAGACTTGAAATTATCTAATCAAAAGATTGAAGAGATCTATAAGGGTGTGCATAATCTTGAATCTGTAATGACGGTAAAGACTGCAGATGAAATTCGAGCATTGTTTAACGAGCACTTCCATCTTAGAGGTGTAAATGAAACTCCGAGCCCTAGCCCAGCAGTAAAGGATACTAATACTAAAGTTCCTGAATTCAGAAGCTTTAGTATTATTAATACTAAAGCTCCCGAAAAGCAGACTGAAGTAAAAGCCGCGCCTGTTATTGAGGATGAAAATGAAATTACTGATGACATCATTCAAGACCTTCTAAGAGACCTATAATAAAAAAATGAACGAATCCCACGACCAGGGGTTTGATCCATCGACTTCACCAGCAGAAATTCAAAACCTGCTGGTGAATTTTATGGGACAGACCTATGCAGAAATTAACAAGCTAGATAAGAACATTATTGGTACTAGTACTAATTTAATTCAGAAAGGCGGTGACTTTAAAAATCTTGCTCAGACTGTAATTAATAATGTACCCAATAATTTTAAATTTAATGCAAGACCGCAGCCACCGCAAGCACCTCCACCCGCTGTACCGCAAGCGTACGTTGCGCACGTATCAGAGCCATATCTTGTTGAGCCAAGTAAACCACTAGATGATAACCAGCTATTATTTGACTTCGATAACAGTGCAACAGCTGTAAAAATTAATGATGCATTATCTAGAATTGAAAGTACTCTCACAAAGATCGAAAACAAATTATCTAAAAACGATAAAAATATTGCTGAGATTACAGCCGCAATAGCTAAATTAAGTTCATCTATTGATATTGCTTCTAAAGAAAAGAAACAAAGGAAAACGGATAGTATATATTAATGGAATTAATTATATCTAATAAAGACAGATTTTGTAATAAATTTCTCTCGCCTATTACACGAATTGGTGAGATGGCAATCTTATCAATTAAATCTAATACAATTAGTAGTTTAAATAAAACTGCTGATAATAACATTATTCTCTATGCC